GGAGTTCTGGGCCGCGGTCCTGACCAACTGGGCCGCGGTCGAGTCCGACCTCGCCCAGACGTACGGCCTGTCAGCCGAGGACATCGCGCGCCTGTCCACGCGCGCGCTTCTGGTCCGTCTGTCCGGCCTCCCCTCCGAATCCCGGTTCGCGCACGCGTGGCGGAACACGCCCCGCATGGTGTCGGACCCCGACGAGATCGCCCGACTCACCGGGCGGTGATCAACAACCACAACTGAATAGCGCGCGGCGCGCGCGGCGGGGGGTGCACCTTGTCCCTCACCATCGGCGAACTGGTCGGTTTCATCGACCTCGACGACTCCGGGGCACAGCGCGGAGTCGACCGGACCGAGGCCGCTCTCGTTGGACTCCAGCGGGACGCCGACGGCCGACTCAGGGATCTACGCGGCCGGTTCATCGCGGCCGGCGCAGAGATGGGCGGCGCCCTCGGCGACGGGATCGGCGGGGGCGCCGAGGAAGCGGGGCGCGGCCTCGCCGGCATCGGGCCCCTGATCGGCGCCGCGGCGACCAGTACCAAGCTGCTCGCCGGCGGCGCGGTCGTGGCCGCGGGCGCCCTCGCCGCCGTCCCCCTGGCCGTGATCGGCCTCGGCGCGAAAGTGCTCGCCGAGAACGAGCAGGTCAAGGGCGCGTTTTCGGACCTGTCCGAGCACGTCAAGGGCAAGATGCAGGAGCTTGCCGAGCCCCTGGTAAAGCCCTTCGTCAACGCGGCCGACCAGCTGGGCGGCATCTTCGACGACCTCGCCCCGCAGATCGGCGCCCTGTTCGAGGGCGTCGCCCCGCTGGTCGAGCCGCTGGTCGAGGGGATCGGCGCCCTCGCCAAGGGCGCAATGCCCGGCCTGGTCGCCGCGGTCGAGGCCGCCGGCCCGGTCATCGACGCACTGTCGACCGGCCTCGGCGCGGTCGGCGACGGCCTCGGCGGATTCTTCGAGGGCGTCGCGTCCGGCGCCGGCGGCGCGGCCGAGGGACTAGGCGGCCTGTTCGGCGCGGTCGGCGAGATCCTGCCCGCGCTCGGCGAACTGATCGGCGCCCTCGCCGAGGCCGGCGGGCCCGTCCTGTCCGCCCTCGCGGGCGCCCTCGGACCGCTGGTCAAGTCCCTCGCGGGCGCCCTCGGCCCTGCGCTCGCCTCGCTCGGCCCACCCCTCGCGCGACTGGCGACCTCGCTCGGCGACGCGCTGCTACCGATCGTCGATGCCCTCGGCCCGGTCCTCGCCGCCGCCGCGGACAGCTTCGGCGTACTGATCGACGCCCTGTCGCCGATCCTGCCCGTCATCGGCGAGTTGGTCGCCTCGCTGCTGCCCGCCGTCACGCCGCTGCTCACGGCCGTGGGCGACGTGATCGCCCAGGCCGCGCCGGTGGTCATGCTCCTGGTCAACGCGCTTGCGGGCGCGTTGAAGCCGATCATTGCGCAGCTGCCCGGCCTGATCGCTCCGTTCGCGACGATGCTCGGCGATCTTGCCGAAACGGTCCTTCCGATCCTGGCGCGGCTGATCGTCGCCCTGTCGCCCGCCCTCGCCACCATCGGCGAGGCGTTCGGGCAAATCTTGGTCGCCCTGGCGCCCCTGCTGCCCGCTATCGGCGAGCTGCTGATCGGCGCCCTCACGGCCCTTATGCCGATCATCGAGCCGTTGATCGGCCTGGTGGGACAGCTCGCGGGCATCCTCGCGAACGGCCTCGCCGCGGTGATCGAGCAGGTGGTCGTACCGATCATCGGCGCCATCGTCGCGTTGCTGTCCGGCGACTTCGGCAAGGCGTGGGAGTTGGCCAAGACGGCCGTATCCAACGCCGGGAAGCTGATCGGCGAGGCCGCGACCAAGATCGGCGAATGGGTCGGCAAGGGCATTTCCGCCGCCGTCGACTGGATCAAGGGACTACCCGGCCGCGCGTACTCCGCACTCGCCCCCCTCGCGGGACAGCTCGCGGAGCGCGCACGCTCGGCCCTTGCCCGCTTCAAAGACTCCGTGATCACGAAGGCCGGCGAGGCTATCGCGTGGGTCAAGGGACTGCCCGGCCGGATCTCCTCGGCGATCGGGAACCTCGGCTCGCTGCTGGTCGACAAGGGTAAGGACACCGTCCGCGGCCTGCTCAACGGCGTTAAGAGCATGGGCAGTTGGCTCAAGTCGCAGTTGATCAGCTTCGCGAAAAACATGATCCCCGGCCCGATCGCGAAAGCGCTCGGCATCGCCTCGCCCTCCAAGGTCATGGCGAGGGACATCGGTCGATGGATTCCCGCCGGCCTGGTCAAGGGCATCGAGGGCGGCGCCGGGGCCGTGGATCGCACCATGCGCAACCTGGTGACCCCGCCCTCGGTTCCGGGCCTCTCGCCCGCCCTCGCGGGCGCGGGCGCGTACGGGAACCCGTTCGCCGCTTCGGCGTCGTCCGGCGCGACCGTGCACGTCGAGCACTGGCACGCCGCGGAGAACGGCACCCCCGACGACAACGCGAAGGCCCTCGCATGGCTCGCGAAAGCAAGGGGGTGACCATGGCGCCCGGTTCCCTGATCACCCGTCCCGGACAGGTGCAGTACGGCGACCTACTGCTCGGCGCCGGCACGCCGTACCGGTGGCGCGGTATCACCGGGTGGGAGGAACTTCCCGCCCTCGACTCCGGGACCGTGCCGCGCAGCGATGCGCACGGCGCGTTCCCCGGCGGCCTGCTCGCACAGGCCCGGACGATCGGCCTCGACGGCCTGGTCATCCGGGCCCCGCGGGCGTCCGTCGGCGCGGTCGTCGCCGCCCTCAACCGCGGCACGGTGCCGGTCGAGGACGAACTACCTCTCGTCGCGTGGCTCGACGACCGCGGGCCCCTGCTCGCGTACGCCCGCGCGACCCGCCGGGCGATACCGGCGACCCTCGGCTACCGCCTCGGCACCATCACGGGCGGCGCCGTCGAGTTCGTCGCGACCGACCCGCGCCGGTACGCCCTGGTCGAGCAGGTCGTACCGGCGACCCTGCCCGCGCCGGAAAGCGGTCTGACGTGGGACACCGACCCCGAGCAGATGCTCGACGGCGACCAGGCCGCGGGCGTGGGCGAGTTGTGGCGCTGGTGGACGGACGGCGACCCCGTCCTCGCCGGCGACGGCACGGGAACGGTCAGCGTCCGCCCGCTCACCGCCGGCGGCGAACTGGTCTGGTCGGCCGAGGCGAGCGACTACGGGTGGCCCGTGACCGTGGGCGCCACCGCCACGTTCACCGCGGCACTCGCCGCCGCCCAGGCCGCGACGATCATCCTCCGGTGGTGGGACGCGACCGGCGCGTACATCGCCGACTCGACGGGCGACGCCGGCGAGGCCACGTTCACCGCGACCGCCCCCGCGGGCGCCGCATGGGTGCAGCCGGTTCTACTGCTGCCCGCCGCCCTCGCCTCACCCGTCCCGATCGGTACGTCGTCGCTGCTGATCGGTTCCCCGTCCGGCGTCCTGTCGTGGCCGCTCGACTTCGGCACGCCGGGCAGTACCGGCGCCCTGTCGGCGATCAACGCCGGCGACGCCTCGACACATCCAGTGATCGAGTTCCGGGGCCCGGTCGAACGGCCCTCGCTCACCAACGTGGGCACGGGCGACGTACTCGAATACGACATCCCGCTCACCGCCGAGGACGTGCTCACCGTCGACACCGCGGCGGGCACGGTCACCCTCAACGCGACCGCCTCGCGGATCTACACCGCGACCCCGCGATCGGTGCCCGAGCAGACGTTCACGCTCGCGCCGGGCGCCTCGCAACTGCACTTCCGCGCCGCATCCGGCGACCCCACCGCGACCGCGACCGTGCGCTACCGCTCGGCCTACTGGTAAGGAGACACCCCCCGTGACTGTGCGTTCCGCATGGCTGCTGCCCAACGGGCAGACGCGAGAAGACACCCGCCTCGCCCCCGTATCGCCGGTCGCCCACGAGTCGCCGATCCGCGTCCGCGACGGCGTCCTACCCGGCGGCGACCCGTTCGCCGCGGCCGGCGCCGCCGCAATGCAACTCCAGATCGGCGCCGGCCGCGCGTACGTACAGGGCACCGACGCCCAGGGCGCGTACCCGGTCGCCAACGACGGCCCCGTAACCCTCACGTTCGGCGACGGCGACGCGCAGTTCGGCCGTATCGACTCGGTCGTCATCCGCGTACTCGACGCCCTGTTCGACCAGGAAGGGCAGAACCTCGCCCGGATCGAGGTCGTCGTCGGCGCCCCGACCGCGACGCCGACCGCGCCGACCCTCGACCCGGCCTGTCTGCGCCTGTGGGACGTAGCCGTACCCGCGGGCACGTCCGCGGGCGTGGGCGGTATCAACTGGGCGAGCGCCCTCGGCGACCGCCGCCGGTACACCACGGCCGCCGGCGGGATCATTCCGCGCGGGTGGGGACTCACTTTCGACGGCGCGTACGACGGCCAGTACCGCGACAACGGCAGCGTGCTCGAACGGTGGAGCGCCACCGCGGGCGAGTGGCAGACCTACCGCGCCCCGCGTCAGACCGAGTCGACCACGACCGGATTCGTCGTCTCGTCCGCCTACACGCTGAACGCATTCAGCGCGCGCCGCAACGTGAACGCCGGCGTGTGCTCGTTCGTGGTCGAGGTGACCCGCAAGGGCGCGCAGCTGGACGTACCGGCCGCGGGCAACATCAACGACGAGACGATCGGCACCCTGCCGAGCGGGTGGCGCCCGATCATCGACGGCGACCTGTCCGTATCCGACGGGTTCGGCGAGGGCACCGCGCGCCTGTCCGCCGCCGGCGTCATCACGCTGCGGACCTGGTCCGGAAACGGTGCGCTGCGCAACGACCGCAACATCCGCACGTCGTACACGTTCATGCTGCCGTGACGGGGGGTGTCGTGCGCCCCGCTCCCCCGTACCGCGTCCTGTTCTGTGACCTACGGTCCGACCAGCTACTCGACGCCCTGCCCGTACAGGGTGTCGCCCTCGACGACTACATAGGCAAGACCGGCCGCATGACCGGCACCGTGCCGATTCCCAACCGCGCCATGGCCGAACGGGCCCGCCGAGCGATCCTGCCCGGTCGTACAGGCGTATGGGTCGAGCGCGGTCGCGACCTGTGGTGGGGCGGCGTCCTGTGGACACTCGCCCTCGCCTCGGACGACCGCGGGCGCCTCGGCGCCCAGATACAGGCCGGCGGGTGGGAAAGCTACCTGTACCGCCGCCTGTTGTACGACACGCAGATCGCCGAGCAGGTCGACCAGTTCGACATAGCGCGCGGCCTGGTCGACTACGCGCAGAACACGACCGGCGGCGACATCGGCATCACGTACGAGAGTGACCCGTCGGGCGTCGCCCGTGATCGCACGTTCTTGCGCTACGACCTGAACAGCATCGGCGACCTGCTCGACGACCTCGCCGCCGTCGAGAACGGTTTCGAGTGGCGCGTCGCATCGTTCCGCGACAGCGACGGCCGCCGAGTCAAGCGCTTGCAGCTGGGACACCCCACCATCAGTACGGGCGCGTCCGAGATCGTCCTCGACCACCCCGGCCCGGTCCTGTCCTACACGTGGCCGGTCGACGCCACGAAAAAGGCGAACGCGTGGCAGACCCGCGGCGCGTCCATCAACACGAACCAGGCCGCGGACTCTTTCCCCCTCACGTCGCCCGTGCTGGTCGCCGCCGACGACCTCGCCGCCGGGTGGCCGCGCCTCGACGGATCGAGCGACTACACGACCGTAGAGCGACAGGACACCCTCGACGCCTACGCCCGCGCCGACCACGCCGCCGCCCGTAACCCCGTGACCATCCCGGAAATCACGGTTCTGCTCGGCGGCACCATCACGCCCGCCCTGGTCGGCTCGACGATCCGTCTCCGCATCCGCGACCTGTGGCACCCGACCGCGCTCGACGCCCGGTACCGCGTGGTCGGCATCAGCGTGAGCCCGCCCGAGCGTGGGCGCCCCGAAACCGCGCAGCTCTACTTGGAGGCCCCGTAATGCCGTTCGTCCCACAGGACGTACTCGACCGGATCGCCGCCCTCGAACGCGAGGTACGGCAGTTGCGCGGGCGCGCGCAGATGCGCCCCGCCCTCAATCAGGTATTGGCCGGCGACGTGGTGATCGGCGAGGGCGGGCAGCTGATCGCCCAGACCCCCGGCGGACAGAAGAC